TATTGATGTTATTGGTAATACCAATATTATAGATATTTTAGAACAACAAAAAATAGACGCGGTTTATAATCAAAATTATGAAGAGGCGGCTTATCTTAAAAGAGTTATTGATAGACTTAAAAGCGATAAATAAAAAAGGGGGTCTAACCCCCCTTTTTTTATAACATACTTTCAGTTAGTGTCCACAACATTTTATTTATTTCAATGTTTTGGTCGATTGATCTTATAGACCTTGATTTTGATTTTCTAACACTACCATTTTCTTTCGGTGTGACTGTTACAATACCACCTTGTAACATATTTTCCTGAACTCTATTGAAAACTGACCACAAATCATTACCAGCGTCTTCTTGTCTTCTTACATTTAACATTTGATTTAAATCAATCATCTTATCATTACCCCATCTCTCTTCAGCGGCCATTTTAGCGAAATCCAATTGTTGTGATTTAGATAGTTGTTTACCCATCATTTGACTTACGTTGTCAACTATTAATGGTAAACTTTTTGTGGTAGTATTTATTGTTTCTAAAACATCCAATGAGTCAAACCCTTTGTGTTTAATGTTTATTTTTTGAAAGGTTTTATCTGAAACAACTAAACCATTACTACAAACTAAACGAAACAAACCAACATGGAAATTAAACGAAGATGTACCATCGTGTGAGTTAGTTAATAATATTTCTGGAAAAGTATCACCAATAGATTTGGAAATTTTATGGTGTTCAGGATTTCTAAATCTAATCATGTGTTTTTTGTAATCAATAATATTTAAATTATTTTTACGTGTAGAAGACTGTATAGCTTGAGTTGGTAACCAACCCTCATCATTTAAAATATTGATTACTTCCGTAGTAGGTATAAATCTATAATGATTTGATACTCTTTCTGAAGGTTTTGTCGTTAGAGCTGAAGGACACTTAACCCCAATCTCCTCTAAATTTAAATGTTTCATAGTTATAAATTTTATATTGACAAATATAATAGAAAAAAATAATATAAAAAAATTTTTTAAAATATTTTTTTATATTTATTAATATAATATCACTTTATGAGGGAGTTAAGTAATTTAGAAAAAAGAATTTATAGTCATTTAGATACATTTTTTACCGATAAATTTGTAAAAAAAAATAAAGTAATTAATCATTTAAAAAATACTTTTGAATTTGATGATGAATTGATTTATAATTTATATAGTACTTGGTATTTTTATAGAGGATCTGACTATGATACTTTAAAAATTAATGATGGTAATATTGGTTTAGTTGGTTTTTTGGAAAAAATTATAGATAATCATTCCCCACAATCAGTTATTGATGATTTATATGAGAATAATAAACCGTTACTTGAGAGGATTTATGGTGATTTCTTTAATTTTGATGGTCTACCAGATTTAACCTGGAATAGTTTATATTTAGAGATAAATTTAAATTGGGATCATTGGGAAGAATACTTTTCTGGTTTTGAGAGTAATGATGATGATTTATATATATACAATAATTATGTGTTAAATAATTATGGTAGTTATAACAGTGAAAATTATGATTCGGATGAATTTAATTATCTGAATTACAATGAAACAACCATTGAGTTATTGGAAAAATTGGCCATATTAAATAATTTAGATGAATGGCCTGGGAAATATAATCACGAAATAGAATATGGTGAAATACCTCTTTTCCTTTTTAACAATCTCGACCAAAAAGATTTAGACAGTTTGATAAATGATTATATGTATGAACTTAATTATTCATCATATGATTACAAAAAAGAAGAAATAAGAGAGTATTACAATGAAAATATGGTTTTCCCATCATATTCTGATTATGATAAAAAATATATAGAAATACCTTATGATGAATTAATAAAAATTATTTATGAAAATAAATTAATTAATTTATCAGAATTAAAGGATATTAAAATAAATGGTGAAATAGAATTGTGGGATTACTATAATTCATTAGAACCCTTAGATGATTGGGAAGAATTAACTAACCTATTTAATAAGGAATTAGAAGAAATCATTGAAAAAATGTACAAGGTTAAGGGTTTAGATTATGATACTTTAGTTATTGATAAAGAAAGTTTTATAAATAAACTTAACAAATTAGGATTTAAATACACTAGTAATGGATTCTATCAAAATGATTTAGTTAAATTAAATATCGGTGACTTAAATACTATTGATAAAAAAATAAAGATATTATATAATGGTAAATACCACTCAATACCAGTAGATGATTTATCTAATTGGGCCTTAGGTGGTGTGTTAAATTTAGATGAAAGATTTAAATTAGATATTAATGAGAATATTAATCACACATACTTGAAACCATCAGCATCATTAGAAAATGAGATATTTAAATTTTTAGAAGGTGTTTTTATAAAAAAGAAATTTTTTGATGTTAATTTTAAAGCATATTGGGCTTATGGGTGTCTCCACGGAAGATGGTGTTTGGATGATAGAATGGAAATGGGGGTTACATTCTATTTTAACTATGAAGATGAATATGAACCACAAGCTTCTATAACTACTGAGTTTGATGAGGGTAAATTATTCTTAAACCAAGACTTTCTAAAATTAATTCTATCATATTTTAATGTTAGAAAAAATTATATGTTGTATCTATTGGAAGAATGGTTTGAAGCCAATATGTTGTCAGAAATTAAATCATTTAGTGGTAGAAATGATTTATACTTTAAAAATAGTGATGTAACAATTATTGAATGGGATTGTGATGATTAGTGTTATTTAAAAATACTATATAAAGTTATAGCTAATCCAAATATTGTTTGTACTACAATCCATACTGTTGTAGATACAGTTTTAAATGTCTTTAAACTTTCAACACTATCCTTTAATTCTTTTAATTGTGTAGGAGAAACCACTTCACTTATTTCTTTTTTCCAGTTTTGTACATCATGGATAGATGATTTTACCGCATCTATTTTAGACATATCTCTTTTTAAACTCTCTATGTCATTAGATAATGTACTTACTTGGTGATTTAATTTTTCTAATTCAGCCAACACCAATCGCGAATATTCATTCCACCCATTTTGATTTCCGTCACTCATTTTTTATGGTTTCTTCTACATCTTTTTATTGTAAAAAGTATAGTATTCTTACCGTGTAATTTTTGTATTGTTACATCAGATTTAAATACACCTTTTTCTTTGTGTGGGAGATCGATAGTACCACTCCAAGTACCACCAGACTCAATAGTTTGTAAGATATCTTTAATCGGTCTATCAGGGATACTACTAAACAATTCGTAGTGAGATTTACCAACCATTTCATCACAACAAGTGAAACCATATGTTTTAGCGAAATTTTCATTTACCATGACATATTTCCAGTTGTCTTCTAAAATAGCCATAGCTTGTGGGGATTTAAGAAAAACTTCTTTAAGGATGTCTGTTTGTTCGGCTTTTTTAACCATATCATCATCTCTTATAGATAATTCCTCAACTAGAGTTCTAATCTTTTTAAGGTTTTCCATTTCCATACTATATAAATATCTGGTTTACCGATAAAATACCATTTAATTTATGTTAAATTTGGTAAATCAATGTATGTAGGGAATTTTTCGTAAATATATTTTAGTACAACTTCTTCATTTTTAAATGTATCAATCCATTTATCAAAGTCAAAATAATAATTTAGTATTTCATTTTCATCAACAAAATAATCATCATCTAAAATAATATCTTCATCGTTTTTAATATAGTTTTCTTCACACCAATAATAAAATTCGTTATCCTCAAGTTCTCTATATTCTTCACAAGAATCTAAATCAACTCTGAATTTAACAGTTAAATATTTATCAGTATCAAATGTAATATCTATTATCTCTTCTATAACATAGTCGTTCATATATGTTTTTAGAAAATAAATATCACATAAGTTTAAATATTATTTAATTCTATTAATTTATCTAAGTATTGTTTAGCCTTTTTAAGATCTTCTAAACCATTCTTGTGTTTCCACCTAGTAACATATTTGATTATATTACCCTCAAAAAAATCTAAATTGTGTGAATGTGCGTAATCCCACATCTCAATACCATTGTTGTAATGTTTAGGGTGTACAACTCTTTCTTCTTTTAAATTATTATCCATATGTTTTTTTGAACAATTATAGATAATTTATATTTAAAAATCAACTATATTTTTTTAATTTTTACAATTAAATCACCACTACCCTTAATAACTCTATGATAAGTATTTTTAGGTATATACGTGGACTCTGTTAATCTGATTGGTAGTTGATTATCCAATTGTATCATCCAGTCGGTATATCCAATACTCTCAACAATTCTATCTTCTCTATCTCTATGCCACACCAATTCAGAACTATTTGTGTCACTATCAAATTTCCTTATGTGGTATTCACCCTCAACATATTCTTCAAATGGATATTCTTTTTTCCATTGATTTAATGATTCTATATCGAAATCATTTATTTTTGAGTCATACCCACATTTATGACATAAGTATGGGTGTTTATCCATAGGTTCAATATCCCACACCCAATTACAATTACTACAAGTCATACAGCTTTATTTTTTTCTTCCTTGACAATGAGCCCTTTGTGAAAATCCTTTTGGGTTAGTACAATCTATAGATTTTTTGTATTTTTGACTCCATTTCTCGTTCATCGTGTCTCTCTTTGTCTCATTCATTAAGAAGTCAAATACTTGATCCATATTGTTTTTAGCTTCAGCGATATGATCCTGAGCCCAATCATGTCCATTATCAAGAATTTCTTCTATCATATTATGGTCTAAATCTAGTAACATATCACATTGTCTTCTCATTTGTTCTAGGTTGGAAAAAAACATGTATCTATCACCCCTATCGTGATAATCGTTACCCAGTGTCTCTTGACCCATATGGCTATCCACCTCAGACATAATGATGTCTTTTAATTGTTTTTCAGTTAATCTAATCTTTTTCATGTTTATATTTTTTTATTACCACCAAGTACCACCTCCAGATAATCCTAATTGTTTAGCGTATCGAGGTAATCGGCAGCTCCAGTATCCAGGTGTACATTTATCATTTTTTTGTGGGCAATTATGTCTATCCGAAAAGGCTTTTCTCGCCTTTGGGTCTCTAAGTTTAACAGCTAAATTTCCTCCACCAGATTTGGCACCAAATGAAATTTTCTTAACCTTACCATTACACATTACATAAACATAGAATTTTTTAGACCCACCTCTTTTAGGTTTACTTAAACTAACTTCTTTACCCTTGTATTCCGCCTCGTTTAAATCTACATATTCATTAGGAATATCTAGCCAAACTAATTTACCCTCATAAACGGCTCTTTTACCAATGTCAGTTTTAATTATTTCCAGATCATTAAAGGATAAATCAATCGTACCCTTTTCATGTAATTCCCGAACCTCATTAATTAGGTTGAAGAATGATTCACTACCATATCTATAAATGGTTTCTATTAATGGTATTTCGTTTTCTAAATGATATTTTAAACCTTCACTAATGATGACTCTGTTTTCAGTTATTAACATTCTATCATAGTTTTTAGATTCATTTGTCTTAGGTTTATACCCCTTAATTTTTATTGGGCTAGGTGTTTGACCTTTTCCAGATTTACCATCAGTCTTTTCTTTTTCTCTTTTACGTCTACACGCAGAATCTTTTTGTTCCTGAGACATATTTGCCGCTACAGACTTAGCCCTACACACTGGATAACCACCTTTATCTGAATCACTTCTACCACACTCAGGGTGACCACCACCCTCTTTTTTTCTACATATATTAACCCAAGGACCCTGTGGTTGTTTACTACCCTTTGATTTTTTCTTTTCCCCAAACCAAACGGATAAATCCTCATAAATGTCTATATCGTGAAAAGCATTTAAATCTTGTTCTAATTCAGGCGACCACGATTCATTCGTTTTACCAGAACAATAACTACCACTACATCTTTTTTTACCATCCAATCCCGGTTTTTTACCCTTACATACTTGTACCCCATAACCATTTGCATAAGCGGATGGATACACGTCATATTTGGCTTTGGCGACACTTTCACCTCTTGCACATAATTTACTACCTTTTTTGTTTTTCACTTCACTTAAAGTGTCTTCAGTTTCTTCTTTATGACTAGAAGGCATAATAGATATGCCATATTTTTTTAATACCCTTTCTAATGCGATGGGTATAGCCATAGAAACCGCTCCCATAGCCATTAATCCAACTATTTTGGCCAAATCCACAGATTGTTCTTTTAAGAATTGTATATCTTCTTTAGATACCTCTTTTTGGGATAATAAATTACCTAATATTTTTGCGGCTTCAACTGTTTCTCTACCCTCACGCTTAGCCCCTAGGACAAAGGCATCCCAAGAAGATTTTAATTCCATTCTTTTATTGTTAACAAAACTTTTCACCCCCTCACCAAAAATTTTTTGGTTACTATTTGTTTCCCTAAATAAATTAGTCTTGTTGGTCACAATCTCTAATAATCGTTCATATTGTTTTGATGTTATTTTAAATTTCATATTTAATTTTTAATCATTACCTAGGTTATATATGAAAAAATACTGATTATTAAATCTAATTTCTTCTTCTTCACCATTATTATAATTTAAAACATTTCCACGATCACCATATTCTATTATTTCTTCACTTAATTCTTCGGCCAATTTTCTATCGTTAATACTAAACATTCTAACTAAATCATCAGTACCATATCCTATTTCAATAAAATAATCAATACCTTTGTCTTCTAATATTTCTCTTTCATTTTCATAAACTAAATCATATAATCTATCTTGAGGTATGGAGTCTTCGATTTCTTCATTTATTTCTGATTTTTCATTCTTTAAAATATTTAGTTTACCACGTAAAAGATCATTTTTTTCTTCATAATCACTATCATTTTTTTCCAATAAATCTAATTTATTGTATATTTCATCCATTTCTTCCTCAATTTTTTCAAGTTTTAAATAAAAACTACTAAATTCTTCTTCTAACCCTAAATGATTAATTTTTTCTTCAGTAGTCATATTATCAATATAATTTTCGGTTAAATGATTAGCCTCTTCGTCTAACGCATACGAATCTACTTCAATGAAATTTTTTAAAAAATCTAATTTAATACCATAGTAACCTTCATCTTCTATATATCCCAATCGTTCTCTATAGATAGCCTCATTTACTTCATCATCAGTACCTATGGCGTAAGTAAAACCGGTTTCTGTATCTTTGTAAACAACTAAATTATATAATTCAAAATGCGGTTCAATATTAATTGGATTAGTGTCTAAAAATGTTGATAACGCCATAATGTGTTCTCCAAAAATATCAATTTCTAAATCAACCACATTTATACTTTTTAGAAAGTCTTCTATTTCCTCATTTGGGGTTACGTCAATGTCGTAACCATATTCATTAAATAGATATACTAAATCAGTTAATGTGTCTCTGTTTTCTATATGTAAAACATTTTTTAATGTATTATATATTTCTACTCGATCCTTACTATCCACATTTAAGTTTTCTAAAGCTTTAATCGCCTTAACATACCCAACTTTAAATCTGGTTTCATTTTCACTTAGTATTTTAAGTATTTTCATAATAATCTTTTATTTTTGGATATTTAATATATAAATATATTAAAGATATAATAAAACATATGTTTTCATTTTAAAATAGTAATAATGTTAAAGGTAGAAGTTAAAAAAGGTAATATTGAGTTCGCCCTAAAAGAACTAAAGAGTAAATTCACTAAAACTAATGTTGTGAAGGAATGTAGAGAAAGAAAAGAATTTATAAAAAAATCAGTTAAGAAGAGAGCCCAAAAAAATAAAGCCTCTTACAAACAAAAAAATCCTTAAATTAAATTAAGGATTTAAATTACTGACGCATAAATATATATCACGTCTAATGAATTAACAAATTTAAGATCACCTTTAAGTCCTTTTTTTTCGGCAATCTTTTTATGTTTATCATATATTAAATCAAAATTATCTTCAAAATACTTTATATCGTATTTACCTAAAAAAAATAACGCTCCATCTACTTTTTCATTTTCCACTTCACATCAATTATACATATAAATATGTGATTGTGATTATTTGTTTAATTTATTTTTAAAATAATGGGTCGTCCCAAAGATTATCAGGTAAATCCCTTGGTACTCGAATATCTGGTAGCTGTCTATTATTTTTTTCTATTTTAATATCTTTTAGATTTAGTAAAAGTGAAGAATGTACTCTTATAGCACTTTCAAAACCATCTATATCATTTTTAATTCTATTAACATTTAATTCCAATCTAATTATAGTGCCAATAGTTCTATGATAATCACTAGGATTTCTATTACATGTGGATAACAACTGGTGTTCATAAAAATGTCCATTACTATCTTTATGTAACTCTAAGGCTGATATACTATTTTTAGAAGTTATAATAAAAATTTTAACCCCACCACTTTTTATTTTTTTATCATACTCTTGACCAGGATTATTGATACAATTTTTCATTTTATTACC